TTAAGATGATCTACTTCATGTTGCAATATTCTGGATGTCATACCAATAAACTTTTCTTTACATTCAGTACCTTCTTCAGTTTCCCATTTTAAAATAATTTCTGTAGGTCTCTTAATCTTAATAAACAAATTTGGAAAACTCAAACACCCCTCTATCATATACATTTGTTCTGCATTAGTTTCAATAATTTCAGGATTAAAAAATATCTGATCGTAATCATTCACACCTTCTGTTTCAAAATTGCCCATACCGATTACCAATGCTCGAGTGTCTATACCTACTTGAGGTGCAGCCAGGCCGACACCACCATCTTGTCGGCGAATCTCTTGTAGACCATCAGACAATTCATAAGGATCCATTATAGGATTCTCAAAGTCAAATGGCTCACACTTTTTAATTAATATAGAACTACTTTCATTTACAAGTTTCATGTTGTCACCTTACTAAAATTCTGTTGCTTCTCAAAACGGATCATATGATCGAACTTATCTATACTTAAATCTGATTTGTGTGATATAATAAACACATTTTCATTACTTAAAGTATTTAATATTTTTAGGAACTCATCCGTTCCGTTATAGTCCAAACTGCTGTCAAATATCTCATCAAGCACTAACAGATTAGTGTTTGTGCTGTTCTTCATCTTGGCAATCTGTCTCCATGTAAAGAGTAGTGCCAAATCAATTCGCATCTTCTCACCTTCACTGAAGTTGGCATAGGAAAATACATCTCGGTATCTACTCTTGATTGTCTCATTGAATTCTTCATCAAGGTTAAACTGTGCAGGGAACTCAAGTGCAGACAAATAACTATTGATTAGTTTGTTCATCACTGGTAGATACCGTTTAATAATCTTTGTCTTGATACCTGAGTCCTGTAACAGTTGTCTTGCAATCATTAAATAGTTGTTATTTTCTGTTAGTTTTTCTTTTCTCTTTTTAATCGTCTTGAGTTGACTCTGGTATGTTTTAAGTTTTGTTTTTTCTTCTGTCAGTTCAGCATCGGCCTTATTAAAATTCTCTATTTGTTGCATCAGTTGTTTATTAAAGGTGATGATAGAATTTGATGATGCTGTATTCTTTGCTACTTCAACTTCATGGTTACGATATTCTTTTTCGTGTTGTTTAAACTCTTGTACACGATTATCCATAGAAGCAAGTTCTTCTTTGAGTTTTGTAGTGGTACAAGCACTGGTTATCATCTTGTTCGTGCGTTCTTCAATCACCTTCTGTTTGAAGTCCTCATCTATATGTTGCTCACAAGTTGGGCAGTTATCATTCTCCTCAAAGAACGTGATTTCTTCTTTGGCCTTGCTGGACTTCATATCCAATTTATCTTTTATTTTATTCAGTTCGTATACATCATCATATAACTTTTGTTGTCTAGGTAGAACATGGTCATTCCACTCGACAATCTTATTTTGTAACATATTAATCTGAGCAGTTAAGTTATTCATCTCAATTTCATTCTGAGCAATCTTCTGTTCAAGTGCCTTCTTATTTTCTTTACTATTTTCTTTACTCTTTTCAATATGTCGTTGTGTCATATCAATCTGTGTTTCAGTCATCTCATACTGATGTACAATGTTTTTCTGTTCATCTTTCAGAAGCTTGATTCGTGTTTTCAGAATCGTATTCATCATAGAGAATATCTTAATGTCTAGAATTTCCTCTACAACATCACGGCGATTTCTAGGAGTCAATTGCATAAACGGAATAAAAGATGATGATCCAAGAATGACTACCTGTGTAAATGACTGATAGTTTAGCTTGAGAATATTATTCTCTAGATGTTTCTGGTAGTCACGAACACTGGCATCTTGGTTCAACATCTTACCGTTCTTATATATCTCAAACCGATTAGGTTTAATACTCCGAATGATATGAAACTTCTGTCTCCCAATATCAAAAAAGACTTCAACCTTACAGTCACGCTCATTCACTGAGTTGACCAGTTGGTCCTTTTTGATATTACGGAACGCCTTACCAAACAAACCAAAACACAATGCATCAAGTACGGTAGACTTGCCCGACCCGTTGTCACCGATAATCAGTGTAGTGTTATGTTTGTCTAGTTCTATTTCTGTTGGTGTATTGCCTGTTGATAGGAAGTTGCGAAATTCCACTTTTCGGAATGTAATCATTCTACCATCTCCAAGGCAACATACTTAGGCCTATCAAATTTAATAAGAATTCAAAAACAAGGACACCTAGCAATCCACCACCTATCTGCCATGCCCACCATTTCCATCCTGTTAAACTACGAGACCAATTTGCTAGTTTACTGTTACGAGATTTCTCATATGTACCAGTTTTTTCACCTATATAACTTGCCCACCAATTGGGATCAAGTCCATTCTTTATGCAGACCAATGGAAATATAAAAATGTAGTATAATACTTTCTTCATTCTATTTCACTTGCTTCTATATATAATGATTTTAACATCCTATTCAATTTTGTCTTATCTAATGCTTCACTATCAATCTCACCTACATACCTTTCTAATAAAGACATTGTATCCTCTATTTCTTCTAGTGTTTCATCTGCAATAGCGTTTGGGTCAAGGTCACTAAAGTCCTCAACAATCTTCAATTCAAAAAAGTTTCCCTCGTTATAGCATCGTTCCACAAACTTGTCAAAGATATAGAAGTCAGTCTTATTTACTACAAATATTTTTACATAAGTGTTTTCATATTCGGACAAATCAATATCAAGCATATTATGTTGACTGTCATCATAAAAGATTTTCTTAAATAGTCTATTTGAGTTCTGGTGAAACTCAAACTCTCTGGTGTCAGTGTCATAGATATGGAAACCTTTTGCTGTGTTGTAGTCGTTCCACGTTATCTCATATGGAGCACCTAGATAACGGATATGACCATCGTCTTGTTGTCCGTGATAATGTCCAGAAAATACTCTTTCGTATCGTTTAAATAAATCTCTATCTAATCCGTGGTCACAAAGAAGTCCAGGCATCACCTCATTACCATTGATCTCTAGATGACCCATGGCAACATCTGCTGGTGCCGATGCAATAATGTCTACTGACTCAGCATAGTGTGCAGGTGCAATCCAAGGTATGAATAGAATATCAGCTCCACCGATGTTTGCTACCTGTGGTACATCTTGATACAATTCAATGTTACTATATTCACCACAAGTCAATGAGATAGAGTTTACCTCATTGTTATTCTTGTAGTAACAGTCGTGATTGCCGACCAACATATGAACATCATAGTTCCGTGCTGGTTCAAAGAACATCTCTTTCGCTAGTTTAAGAGAATTATAGTTAGCATACTTCCTCCGATCAAACACGTCCCCCAAATGAAGTATCGTTGTAACTCCTTCCCTTTCAAGTATTGGGAAAAAAGTTCTTTCGTAGAATCTTCGTTGGAATTGTGCAAAGGAAACATTATCGTTTTTACCGCCGTAGTGTGTATCTGTTATTATCGCAACTTTCATATTTAGTCATCAGCATGGAATGTATACTTGTCCAGCATATCAACAAATTGTTGCTGATAGTCACGTTCATCATCATGTGCTTGTAGAGCTATTCTCTCCTCAATATTACTTTCTTTCAACATCTTTTCTTTGATAGCTTGTTGTTTCTTTTCTTTTGTTATTCTACGAACAAATGCATAATAAATGATCTGTGTAAAATATGCAAAAGGGTTCTTTGATTTTTCAGGATCAAATCTATCTATATACTGCAAACAATTTTCTATGCCATCGGAAATCATTTCTTCCCGATAGGTATAGTTTATAAAGTTTGGTCGGTATGATAGGTGATTTGCAATCTTTAAAATACACTCACCCAAATAGTTGCTGATTTGCGGAGGTTCTTCACCAACCGCTTCAGCTTCTTTGATTAATTTTTTTCTTTCAATAATTGCTGCATAGAACTTTTTATTGTCTACATAATGAACTCTTTTTTGTTGCGCCATTGGAGTTGTTTCCTCATTTCACATAATCTCCAAATAGGCCTGTAATAACTTCTACAGCATCTTGGAGATTATCCAGTCTCCAAGAAGCATTACGCTGAATAAGAGGATGTTCCATTATATAATCATCATCAGATACAACAACTAAAGGTTTTCTCAAACCAATTGCCCATCCAATTTCAATAATAGTTCCAATAGAAGGTCGTCTATCATTCATCTCTTTAGGTAGATATGCCAGTACTAAATCTGCTGACTCTGTATCAAGCCAATTCTTTGCATTAATAGCACGAGCATCTGACCACATAGGATCAGTTGCACCATCATCTGTATAGACCATACCCTCTTTAAGAGGTTCACATCTTAAAGGCGAAATGCCAATAATACCGTGAGGTAGATTTTCTCTAACCCATCCTCTCCACGTTGTTGCTTCTTGTTCGTTCAGTCCGGCAATAGGTCCTGCCAGATATATAAAACGTCTTTCACTCATGTTCGTGTCCTTTTTCTACTTGAACACTTATATTATCTCATAACTAAAAGATATTGTCAAGCCCAACCTCTGGCCAATACTTGGTATAATATATTTTCATTCAGTCTTGCCACACCAGTTACATTCTTCTCCTACAGCAGTTTCCATAAAATCTTTTTCGACATCACAATAATGATCCCACATACGAGGTTCTTCCTTTCTAAACAAACTCAAAAAATAATTCAATAAAAGTTTCATTTTTTTTTCAATTTACTATTGACAAATCCTATTTTCTGTGATAAAATAAACAGCAGTGTCTCCGAGAGAAAGAGAATATACTAATGAAGTATCTTTTTAGGTTGTAAATGTGTAACCTCTTTAATGTCATCCTCTGGTTCCATAATCTCAGATAATTTTTCAATATTACTTCTAATCTTTTCTAGTAGCTCATCTTCATTTTCATCTTTAGTTGCTTCAAGACCAGCTTCTTCTTTTGCTTTAGTAGATATCATTTTATAATAAACAATCACTTCAGGTGCTAGATTACCCCAACCGAGTATCTGTCCTTTATTAATGACAAATTTAATATCATTGGTGAAGTTTACCCAACGCTGTAATCCTGTATGTTCTACCATATGATCTGGTTTATCGAATACTTGTTGTTTAGTAACAGCCATAGGACATTCAACAACAAGAGCATCAGAATATTCTTGTAGTATCTTACAAAGTACATCATCACCATTAATCATTTTTATGATTTTGTAAGGTGAAGAAGATTCGATATTATCGTTGTCTGCAAATTCCATTATAATTATTTATCTTTTAACTGAACTGGAACAATATCGTAATCAAAGCCTTGTTCATTATATATATTGATACGTTCTGAAAAATGATTAAGTGTGTAATTACTCTTATTATTATAACTGATATCATCGCTAATGTCAAACAATTCCAATTGTTTTTTATCAGTAGCCGTTCTCAATCCACGACCTATAGATTGTAAAACTTTTATCTGACTTTTGTATGGTGAAGCGAATACAATATTGTGTATTCTTTTAATGTTTACACCGGTAGAGAATGTTCCATACGATGCAACGATAACACAATTATCATTTTTCTCTACTAGCTCTCTGACTTGTTCCCTATCATCCGTAGGTGTTGCACCATAAATGAGGTATATGTTTCTATCTTCACCACAATGATCTACAATCATATTACACAAAGGCACTAATTGTTTTTCTATATACTGTGCCAATACAAGTGTATTACCTTCTAATGAACAAGTCAAGTTTTTTATAAATTGATTTCGTTTCATGTGTGTGGAGATATACTCCATTTCTTGTTGATAGTTTTTACCTCTCATCATTATTTTATTTTGTCTAGTATGTTCTAATACTAAACAGCGAATATGTAAATTAGAAAGTTCTTTTCTTTCTATCAATTCTGATGTGGTGGTAACTTCTTCGTGAACAGAAAACAATCCTTCTAATACTAAACGATGTATCTCTGTACCATCAAGTGTGCCTGTAAGACCGATACGATATTTACAATCATGTAGTTTGGTCATAATGCCAGTCAATGATTTGGCCTTTGCCAGATGAGCCTCATCCACAAATACTGCACCGAACTGACTAAAGTATCCTTTATCTAGTTTGTAGATTGATTGCCATGTGGAGATAACAACTTCTTTATTTGTATATTTGTCTGAACCAGCATAGAGTTTGTGACAATGTTCATCAGGGAACCAACCATAGTCGGCAAAGTCAGAATACATTTGTTCCACCAACCCAGTAGTCGGTACAACAATCAATATTTTTTTATCTTGTAATTTCTGTGTGTAGTATCTAACTAAAGAGTAGATGATAAAAGATTTCCCAGACCCAGTAGGAGAAAGTATAAGACCACGATTATCACAAATGATCTTATGAATAGCATCTATCTGATAGTCTCTTGCTCTGACTTTTCCTTTCTCAATAGACCGGACAAATTTCTCTGTAAGTTTTTTATCGAGGTTCTTGGTTTCAAAATCGTCAGAGAGTTGATATTTGTGTCCGTTTTCCGAGAGAAACTTTTGGACATAAGGTAATAGTCCATAATAGATTTTACCAGTACCAGGACTAAATAATCTGATTCTACCGTCCCATATTCTTTTTCGGACCGACGGCATAAATTTGGCACCAGGGACCTCAAACGTGAAAAATTCTGATATCTCTCTTCCAATAGCTGGATCACACTTGATACGGATGTATGCTTCATTATATTTTTCTATTATAGTATCCACAACTATTCACCGTGAAGGAACTTCTTCCATTCAATCGTATTACGAATAGTCCAATTTCTATTATTAATCTCCTTTAATATTTTTTCCAAATAATCAGCTATCTGTTTTGTATAAGCTACCTTTTGACTAAGCTGCTGAAGGTCTGTATCGGCATCAATGTAGATACCAACATCAGCCTTCAATACTTTTATATCAAAAGGCTTCTCTTTGTAAGTTTCGGGTGGTGCTTTACCGGTATAGTATTCCCACTTCAACTTATACAAAATTTTATATTCATCTTGCAAACGCTTTAACTGAAGCGATTGTGTAGTGTACATCTTGAGATACTTATTGTGAAGCTGTGGAGTACGAATAGACTCAAGGTCTAGTTCGGTATCATCAATCTTCAAATCTCTTTCAATTTCATTATATAGTTCTTCAATATTCATAATATAATAAGGGTGAA